AATATTAGTCTTTTGAAAGACCCATTTAACAAACTTCTCACCAAAACCCCATTCATATTTCCAAATATTAGTCTTTGGAGATAAAAATTTATATTGTGGAAGAAACCAATTGATATGGTAACTGTTAACCTCCCTTTCAAAAATAATAAACTCCCTAAAAATGTCTTCCTTAGGAGGAGATGTTAATAAATTACCCAATTGTATATGATAATCTCCATCCAATCTATTAGTCATCTCAGTTACCTGAGAAACGAATTTCTCATAAGGATGTCTAACTACTGTGATGTGAGGAATATGTGCTGCTGGAAAATAAAAATTATAAAGAGGGTAATGTAAGTGCATTGGCACCAATCCTCTTATAAATTTATCTCGGCTATCAGGAAGTTTATGATAAGCACAGGCAATATTCTGTTCTGGATCATCAAATAAAGATGTAACATATCTTCCACCAGTTCTAGGAACATGAATAAAAAGACACTGATTATCACCTTGGCGAAAGAGAGGCATTAAATGTTACATCTCCACACCCAATTGAAGTTTTGAAATGATGTACTCTTTGACAAGACCACTTCTACAAATATCCTCTGCATTAAACTCTATTGTATCAAAGGAAGGCATATTTTGCAAGATCTTCATGAAGTCAACTATCCCATTCCTCTCATTTGTCTTGGTCAAATCTGTCTGTGTTGCATCTCCGCAGAACATAATCTTAGAGTTCTCTCCCACCCTAGTAATAATAGAATCCAATTCATGGAAATTAAGATTCTGAAACTCATCTACTATTAAAATAGAATTATCAAAGGTAGTCCCTCTAATAAAAGATGTACTCCAAAAATCAATAGTTCCTTGTGCTTTCAAATTAGAATAAAGCATCTCAAATGAAGCATCATCTGGCATCTCAAACATATATTTCACCATATGTTTGTAAGGGATTTGATAAAGTGAGGACTTGTCTTCATGATCACCAGGAAGAAAACCAATTTCCCTAGTAGCAACGAGAGACCTAACTATATAAATTTTTTCATAAGGAGTTTTGGTATCCAGAACATTCATCAAAGCATTATAAAGAGTGATGAATGTCTTACCAGTACCAGCACACCCATAGGCGACCAAGTTCTGTCCTTCACCATACTTCTGGAAGAATTGTTCTTGACCAGGAGTAAGAGGTTCAATCTTTTTAATATAATCTAAATTGATAGGTTTCTTTCTTTTCATGACTCGGTTACTCATACCGAATGGAACTGGATTAGTGCTTCCTATACCTGATTTTACATTACTGGATGACTTTTTCCTTGGCATAAAAATTAAGTGATTGGTTTTACTAGAGCGCCTGGTGCTTTGGATGCTTTACGCAGAACATCATTCCATCCAGGATTTTTCTGGACTAGTTTGT